ACTTTAGTCAATCCACCAGTTACAGGGTTGTACCAAATTTTATCGCCATCAGCCCATGTTTCACCAAAAGCTGTACCGTTAGTTGTTATTCCACGAACCGTACCAAAAGCGGTAACACGACCAAATCCATTTAATGCTAGGTTTTCTGTAGCTATACCAATAATTGATTCACCATCGGTAATTCCTGCAATAGTAGGGGCAAAAGTGATAACACCACTTGCGCCTACTGTGCCAGTTTGGTAAACACATTGTAATGGGCTGTCTGTAATGGCTGTACTAGCCTTGCCATAAACAAACAGTTCTTCACCAATCTGTTGGGTAATGTTGCCACCACCCATACCAGCGTTCCAAGCACCTGTAGTGCCGTCATACCACATTTTTCCAGCAGCTAATGTAACGGCAGCACCATTGCTAAATTGCTGAGAAAGTATGCCACTTGCATTGCCTGTGTCATCAATGGTAGTTACGCTGTTCTGTATTAATTTACCTGTAGTAGTGTCAAAGCGTGCTATTGCGTTATCTGTGGCGCTTGCTGGGCCTACTACATCACCACCTAATGATGGGGAAGAATTAGTAATAACACCTGTAGTGCTGTTATAGCTAATGCCTGTACCAGCGCTAACTGAAGCCCTAGCCCTAGCGTCTGTGTAATAAAGGTTTGTGCCTTCGGCAATGTTTGTAGTGGTTAACACTACTGCGCCTGTAAGGGTATTTACTGAGGTAACAGAGTCGGTATTGTCTACCTTTTGCCAAATCGTGCCGTTATAAACCGCCCAATCGCCAACCAGCCAATCAGAAGTCCCATTAAGGTTAGTACTGCCAGCGACACTAACCACATAATAATAACCCTTAGTACCAACAGAAGAAGTAAGAGTAGGAGTATTAGTACTTGCATCCCATGTTCCTTGGTAACTTAAAGCACCAATAACAGCGTCAGGTATTTGACTAATAGGTACTTTGGTAGATGAATCTAGTGTAGCTACACCTAATGCAGCAGCCTTTTGCGTGGTAGGAATGTAGTCACTAATCGTAACGCCAGACATTGAACCACCAGTAACATTTATGTTATTACTGTTCTGCGTGGACATTGTGCCAAGTCCAGTTACATCGGTATTAGGTATAGTGGCAGCAGCAGTCATTGTGCTTGTGCCATTACCCTTAACATAACCAGTTAGGGTAGCTGCGCCAGTACCACCGTTAGCTACAGGTACAGTACCAACTAAAGTATGGTCTGCGTTCCAATCGCTAGGTCTTACTAACGATGAATCTGCATCGTCAGGTATTGTTGAAACCTTACTATGCTTGACTGTTATAGCCATTATTGGACACCTATAATTTTGCCGTCTTGACCTCTAACTACTGTCTTAGGTCTACTTTGCTGTGCATTGATTGTATCAACTAAAGCAGTAATAGCCTGTGCCATTTGTTCATTTCCTTGACCAATAGCGTTAGCAATAGGCTGCATTGGGTGTTCCATAGCGTGTGCTAGGGTTTCCTCAGTCATATAGGCTTGTGCGCCATCTGATTCATCTGCGCCAATCCGTGCTACTTCAATCTTTGCACCATTATTAATATGGGCCAACAATACTTGAGTATTTCTCTCAGTCATTGACTTCATCTGGGCGACTTTCATCTCCATGTCCATCTGCATCTGATTACGCTGTTCTTCCAACTGGAATTTAAGCTGGTTTTCTTGCGCCTGGTACTCTTGTTTAGCCTTCTCCAACTCCATTGTTGCTTGCATTTTTTGTTGTTCAAATTGCGCTTGCATTTGTAGCTTTTGCATATCGGCTTGTTGTTGCATTTGCATCTTCTGTACTTCAACAGAAGGTGGTTTAGGCTGACCTTCAGCTTGTTTAGCTTGGTCACGGAATTTATCAGCAGTTTCGTCAATAATTCCTTCTAATTGCTTACCAGCTTTAAACGCTGTTACGCCAAACTTCAGCATTTCCATCAACATTGGCACTAATTCAGGTGCTTGTTGCGCTGCTGGTAACGCCATCTGTGTGAATTGACCAATAGCAGCTAAGAAAGCGGTTCTATCTTGCTTTTCTTGCTGTTCGTCTTGGTAAATCATTGAATCAGAGGTGACTTCTATGCGGAAATTCTTGCTGGCATCATTGCGTAGTAGTTCAATAGCCTGTGGAATCAACTGTTGGTCTTGTGGTGACAACTGCATAGCACCACTAATCTGTACTAATGTTTCATCAGTAAAATGATTACAGATAATTTGGGCTTTAATACGCAGTATTTCAGTAGCAAAGTCTACAACTGAGTGTTGCATAGTTTTTAAGCGACCAGCAGCGTTGTTAGATTTAATAATTTGTGCGCCCAATGTTTCATTAGGGTCTGTTTGACCACGCTGAATATCGGCAATACCCATCAATTCATAGATTTGACCTTTAACTTGTTCCATTGCTTGATAGCAAGACATCAAAGCATTAGCAAATGGGGTAATGTCAACTAGGTCAATAGCGCCTTTCATACCTTGTTTTTCGGCAAATGCCATCCAGTTGTGTACTGGAATCAAGGTGTTGTTCTCGCCTTCAGAGAATAAGCGCTGTAATTCAGACGATGATGCGTCATATACACCACGCACCTTTAATGCGTTAATGAGGCCATCAATACGGTCAGCCAATGTGTCTAATTCTCTTGCTTGGTCTTGATAGATAGTAAAGTCAGGGATTGGTTCAAGGCTGTCTGTAGTCAATGTAGAGTACAAAGGCTTTGGACAAGGCCAAAAGTTCTCTAACTCTAATGGGTCATCTCTTTCGTCAAGGATTTTGCCCAATGACTTCGACAACCAATATACCTTGCCTGTTTCTTTGTCCCAAATCTCATAGATAACAGCTTCGTATACACCGTCATTAGACTTGTAAGACTGCTTTAAGTCGTCAGGCTTGGTGTCCAATGGGATTTTATAGCCTAAATCTTCGCCAAAGCGTTCAACCAATGCTGGGCGTGTCATATAGACCTTACGCCAGACAGAAGTTACTTCTTCCCAAGTGCGTGCAACAGTATGTCCAAAGTCTTTCCAATGCACATAGTCTACTGGGGCGCACTCATACTCAATGCGTTCTTGGTTCTCATTCTCCATGCCTTCTGGAGTTTGGGCTTCATCAGTATCTTCGGTTACTTGGTAGCCATCATCAGGCGCACCATCAGCCATGTCACCCATTTCACCAACAATGTGTGGTTCATAACGAACCCAGCTAACACCACGACCACCTAATAAGCGGTCTAATACAGCGTTGTTCATTGCTGATTTGTAGTCACCATAGTGTTCAATTTCAAACTCTAATGCCCTCTCTAACATCATTGAGGCTACACGACCAATGGGGTCGTTATCTCTAAATCTACGACTTACATCTGGGCGTGGCAATCTAGCAAAGATAGCTGGTTGGATTGTCTGGACATTTGACCAAAGAATATTGAAGCGTGCATTAGGGTTACGGTCATAACGGCTATCGTCTTTATATTTCTTAACAATGCGGTCAGCCCTTGACTCCCATTTCTTGTAAGACCTTTCATACCCTAAGATACAGTTGTACCAATCTTCGTATGTACGGTTTACCGTTGCCTTGTCATTCGCCATCAAATTCTCCCTGTTGTTGGCTTGGGATTTGCTTTCCACAAGTCATTCAACGAAACATCTGTTTGTCCTACAAAAACCCCAGTAATCGAGTCATCTTTGTGGGGAAGTCTTGCCTGTTCTTTCCAAGCTACTGCTGCCATCCTAAATGCGTCTGCGCCATGTGAGGCCCAATCATGTCTAGGTTTATCTCTAAAAATCTTCTTATCTTCGTCATACTCACGCTGATACTGTCTTAAACATTCAATACCTTCTTCGCACTTAGGGTCAAACCAACTACGCAATAGCATCATGCGTGTTGCTTGAATTCCGTCTTGAAGTGACAAATTTGGCACAATCTTCATAGATTTTAACGGAATTTTCAAAGAAAGTTGTTCAATTATTGACTTTCCACCAGAAGCTAGTGTTTTTGCCCTAGCGTCATGAGGCAACCAATGTGTGTCATATTTGCAGTTGTACTCTTTTTCTTTCTGCTGTATGTACCCTGTGTAATAGGGAATACTGTTGCCATTGCTGGTCTGATAGTCAAGGAATCTAACCTCGCCATGCACTACTTGGAATGTCCAAATGGTTGTATCGTCTGAATAACCTAAGTCCCAGGCACTTTCTAATGGGAATAGTGGGTCATATTCTATTGGGGTTATGTGGTCTAAATCAGTAATAGAACGCATTTCTTTGCCATAGAACGAACCAATAATGGCGCTTTCAAAGTCACATTCAAACTCTTGTAGGTATTGGTCTTGAGTCATAGACTTAGCAGCATCTTCTAACTCTGACTGTGCAAGTAAACCAGTTTGACTAGCCCTAAATGTTCTGCAATACCAACCATTGTCCTTACCAGCTTGGTTATATATGTCCCAAAATTGATTATGGCCCTTGGGTGTACCTATAAATACAGCCCATCCTTGGCGGTCAGCTAACAAAGGGCGAATAACAGCACCCCATGTAGAAGGCTTCATATCAGCGTATTCGTCAAGCACTACTCCGCACAATCCCAAGCCACGCAAATTATCTGGGTTATCTGCGCCAAATAACCTTATTTTTGCGCCATTAATTAATTCAACCCATAGTTCTGCAATATTATGTTTTGCCCTTACTGGTTCAGTAAAGCGCATCAAGTAGTCCCAAGCAATAGTCTTAGCTTGGCTATAGTACGGTGCTATATACGCATAGATAGCGTTTTCTTTATTCTCTGTTAGTGCCTTGTAAATGATGTCATTAATGCAGCTAACAGTCTTACCACAGCGTCTATGGGCTACTATGACAGCCCACCGTTGTTCTCTATCGTGGAAATCTAAGAATACTTCTCTAGGCTTGTAGTCTAGTTCAATCTCTATTTCTTCCAAGAGATAACCATCCTTTGTGGGGCTTTAGCATCTCCTACTACTTCAGTCCTAGCTAACTTAGGTACAGAGTATTCAACTAGGTTCTGTACTATCTCACAGGCTTTAGCAGGATTAGGTTGCACAATCCACTTGCCAGCAAGGTCATCATAGATGCCTTCTGCGGTGCTTTGTATCCACGATTGAATATAAGGTAGGTTACTATCAAGTAACGCTTTAATCGCTTCACGGGCCTCTGTAGTGGCTTTATTAGGCACTCCAGCCTTACGACCAGCCCTATTTAAGTTGTTTTCAACAGACTTCGACAGTTTTTTATCCATACATTCTCAAGTAATTGATTTGTAAGGGTTTTATTCTACTACAAATATTTAAGCAATGTCAGGGTCGTGTATCTTGTTCATTGCGTCAGCTAATGCTTGTTTACGCTTCATTCTAGCGTTCTCTTTAGGGTTAAGCATTTCGCCTTTACCGCCTACTGCTAGTAGTGGTGGCTTCTTCTTATCTCTACGCATACGCTGTTGTTTCTCAAGCGTTGACTCATGTTCTGGGCGCAACATAGCATCTTCTTTTTTATAGGTTCGTGTCATGTGTTCCATTACATATCCTTCATTTTGTCAGTAATGACTTCTTTTCTTGTCTTTGCAGCTTCTTTAAAGTCTTTGGCGCTTGGGGCAGCTTTACTGCCTACCTTATTCATTTTCTCGCCAGAACCTTCAGCTATGCGCTTGCGTTTAGCGTGTATGTTTGCATATAAGCCAGGTTTCATGAATTAGCCTCTACATATTTAGCATACTGTTCTTCTAGCATAGCTTTACGCTTGCCTTTTGCGTGGCTGCGTTCTTCTGACAATGCAATAGCTACTGCCTGTTTTTTAGGCTTACCAGCTTTCATTTCAGTTTTAATGTTCTTACCTACGCTTTGGGCGCTACCTGACTTATCTAATGGCATGGTGCTTCCTATTTTAAAAAGCGTAGTTTGTAAAGGGTTGAATCAATAAGCTGTGCTATTTCGTCAATAATATTCTGAATTTGGCTTTCTTGGGGCAAATCTTTGCGGGCATCATTAACAAATTTCTTCAATGATTCCAAGTACTTAACCGCTTCTTTAGGCTGGTGATATACGCTTGGAAAGGTTGTAATCTTGTTGTAACAACCCATGTAAGCCTCAAGTAAATCGTCTGTGAGGTCAACAATACTGTCGTAGTAAGTTCCCAAAGCCATATGCTTGCTGAAACTATCAGTAGACCAATGAAAGAAATGGGTATTAGTAGCGCTATGCAGCATCGTAGCAGCAAATAAAGCCATGTTGTCATTCATAAGAGTCCTCATCAATTTCAAGCCATTTTAACAGTTCTTCAGCTTCTTGCACGCAATTTACCCTAGCTAATTGACCACCTTTCCAATTAGCAAATAAGGTTAATTGTTGTGGGGTTAGTTTCTTATCCTCACCGTCTTTAACTTCGATTAGAATAGTGTGTCCTGCGTAGGCAACCATTAAATCTGGTATCCCTCCGCCAACCATGTGAAGCAGAAACACATCTGCCCCCATTTTTCGTAGTGCTTTTACCACATCACCTTGATTTTTATCA